CAGGGCAACACTGCCGCCGGTTTTGAGTGCGCTGCCCATACCGGCCAGGCGACCGGCGCCTGGCAGCCCTGCCGCACTGCCTTTGCCCATCATCAGCATGGGGAGTGCTGCCGCGCCGGCCGCTGCTGCCAATGCACTGATAGCGGTGGTTGCACCCACCAGCGCCGTGGACAGACCGGGGTACTCCCTGGCGTAGTCGACCAGCTTCAGCTTGGTATCGGCCACCGAGTCGGACAGGCCTTTCAGTGCGTCAAACTGTGCCTCGGCAAACGCATTGCTGGCCTGCTGCCCCTTGTAGGCCGCACTCTCATTGATCAGCGCAAAGTTGGTATCCGATGCCTGGCCGGGTTTGGCGGCCATGATCTTGCGTTCGTTCTCCGCTTGCTGCTGGCGGTTGTTCAGGTAGGCCAGCACGCCCATCAGCTCTTGCTGGTCGGACGAAATCTTGCCCACCACCGCGCCCTGCAGGATCTTGGCCATGCTGGCCAGCGTGGCTTTCTGTTCCTCGCCAGTGGTGGTTTCCAGCCGCGCCTGCAGCTTGCGGTAGGCCGCGTTCTGGTTCAGCAGACCGTTGATGGTGTCGCCAAACACGTCCACCGCATCCTTGCCGCCCTTGGCACCGTCAATCAGTTGCTGCCGCCAGTTGATGCCCACCTTTTTAAAATCGCCGGCCGTTTCGCTGGCGTTCAGCTTGGCCAGGAAGTTGACCACGTTGTTACCGGCCTGGTCTTTGCTGCCGGCGGCCACCACCGCGCTCTGGTTCAGCGCCACCAGCTTGGCCAGCCCCTTGTCACCGCTCATGCCAGCCATGGAGGCGTTGGCCATCTGTTGCGGTAGCCACTTGGCCATGTCCTTCATCTCGAAGCCGCCCATCTGGCCGCCTAGCAGCGCCATTTCCAGCGCCCGCGCCGGGTCCTGGATATTGAAGGTCTTGCGTGCCTTCAGCGCGATATCTACCAGCTCGTTGGGGTTGGCGTTACCGGCCGTGGCGTACTTCATCACCACCGGCAGCATGTCGAACGCGGCTTTGCGGCCGGCGTCGCCTTCGCCCAGGCTGCCGCTGGCAATCATGTTGTCCAGCGCTTCGGCCGCTGCGTCGCGGTTGCCGCCAGAACGACGGATGACCTCGCGCATTTCGACCATCCCGGCACGACGGCCTGCCAGATCGCGGTCGGCGTAGGCGGTATTGGTCATATTGCGCAGGCGCAGGTCGTAGTCTTCGATGCTGGCCAGCGGGCGGTTCAGCACATAGGCCGCAGCTGCCACACCACCACCGATAGCGGCCGCGCCACGGCCAACCTTGCCGAGGCGGCTTTCCTGGTCGGCGACGCCTTGCATTTCCCGGCGCAGGGCGGCCACCTTGTCGCGCATGGCCTGGAAAGCACGAGCCTGCTCCGAGGCCGTCAGCTGGCCGGTACGCAGCAGGCGGTTGTAGGCGGCTTCGGTCTGCCGGATCTCGCGCTGGATGGTCTGCTCGGCGCGCATGCCCAACTGCTGGCGGGCGGCGTGCATGCGCTGGCTTTCACGCGACAGACCCACTACGGCGCGTTCGGCTACGTTGGCGTCGGTAGCCAGCTTTACCAGGGCGCTGGCACCCGCTTTGCCGGCTTGGCCAATAGCCTGCCCGGCGGCACCGGCCTGGTGGTCTACCTGCTGCAGCGCACGCAGCAGCGGGCGGCTGGCTTCGTCCCTGGCACGCAGTACCAGGGCGGCTTCCAGTTGTCGGCTCATTCGCGTTGACCTTTCTTCTTGCGCTGGCTCTTGATGCGGCGGGTGGTGCTATCAGACGTAGTTTGGGCAGGCTGCGTGTTGCCATACAGCCTGCCCAGGGCGTCCAGGTATGCTTCCAGCTCGACGGCGTTCAGCTCGCGGGCGCGCTGCTCGCTGATGCCGTGTTTGCCAAGGGCGAGGATGGCAAGCCGGAGTCCGGCAAGCTGGCGCTCGGCCGTTTGCGCTTTTTTTTAAGGGCATCGCGGGCGGCGGCCAGGGTGTCGAAGTCTTCGTCCACCATGCTTTCCAGCAAGGCAAAGTCGATGGCCTCGGCCGGGATATCGCCCAGCTTCAGCAGGCAACTGGCCAGCATGGCGGTGTTCAGGCGCAGCATGCTGCCGCTGCCGTGCGTTTCCAGCGCCTGGATGTTGTCGGCTACGGTGGGCAGGCGCAGGGCAAAGTCGTAGTGCAGCTGGCCGCTGTCGGCCGGGTATTCCACGCCGTACTGCAGGCTGCCGGTTTCGGTACGAACCATCGTCATCGCTTACTCCTTGCCTTTGCTGAGTGCGGCCATCTTGATGTCGCGGCGTGCTTCGTTGTCCACGCTGTATTTCTCGCCGGTTTCCAGCGTGAAGCAGTCGCGGTAGCTTTCGCGCTTGCCGCCCTCGCTGGCCGGGTAGATCACCAGCTTGGCGCCTTCGATGGCGTCCCAGTCGATGTCACCGGTGAGCGGGATGACCACGGTAACGGACAGCTCGTATTCGGCAATACCTTTGGCGAAGCCTTTGGCACGGCCGGTCTTGTTCATGGTTTTCACCAGCTTGCGGCCGGTTTTGGTGTTGACGTTGAGGTCGACGACTTCCACTTCCTTGCCGTCTACCTCCAGCACGATGGCACCGGCGTATTCTTCCAACATGGTTGGCTCTCCAGTCTGATGTTGATGGGGCGGCCTTCACGGGTCTGATGGCCTCCAGCCGTCCCAGGGCTTACAGCAGCAGGTCGATGCGGCCGGCGATGACATGCAGGCCGTTGACCACGTCGCACGGAATCTTCAGGTTCAGGCGGTTCACGTCTTGGCTGTCGCGCTCGGCCAGCAGGCCGTCTTTGTTGGCGTCTACCGCCTCCACGATTTCCAGCTCTTCCAGCTTCACCAGTACGTCCAGTGCCTCGCTACGTACTTTGTCCGGCGTGCGCTCGGACAGCTTTTCACGCGGGAAGCGCAGCGCAATGCGCTCGCGAATGGCCTTGCGCACGTAATCCAGCGTGCGGATGGTGGTGACGTCCAGCAGCGACACGTCGTTCACGCCCTGCGGGTCTTTGGTGTAGGTGGTGATGGCACGCACGATCTGCACCTTGTCACCGGGGCCAACCTCCAGCGGCGTCAGGCCATTGGCCAGCGCGTTTTCCTGCTCGGTACGCATCGGCTGTGCGGTAATGCTGGTGACGTCCAGGCCGGCCAGCGGCAAGGTGTTCAGCGGGCGGGCCGGGTCTTCCTCGCTGGCCAGCACGGCGGCGTAGGCAGCGGCGATTTCGCACGGCAGGCACACGCTGCCACGGTGCCAGGCACCGGTAATGCGGCCGCTGTTGATCTGGCCGGCCAGCGTGGTACCGGTAGCCAAGGTGCCCGGCCAGCCGAACACGCCAACAGCACCGCGCTGTTCCAGCGGGCCGGATACGAAGTCCAGGTGCGTTCGCAGCGCGGTCAGGTGTGCCTGGGTAGACAGCGGCGCAGCGATGATGTGATGGCCGGCACCAGCCACCGCCGCCAGCGCGCTGGCGTAGTCGGGGTCTACGGCACCGCCAGCCATGGCGTTGACCAGATGGGTGATACCGCTGGCGCTGCACCAGGTGGATACCGGAATGGCGTTGCCCTGCGCGCCCTTGTGCCGGGCGGTGAGGACCACCGAATGGCCGGAACTGGTGATTTGTGATGGCACGTTAAACGGCAGGCTGGACGAGGACAGCGGCACGGCCGAGGCCAGCACCGGCAGGTCCAGCGCGTTCAGCAGCGTGGTGAGCTGGATGGCGATATCACTTGCCAGCATGCCGGCGCTGATGCCCAGGCTGACGCTGTTATTGCCTACCGCCACCTGGATCTGGCCGCTGGACGTGGCCGTACCGGCCAGCAGGACGCCGCCAACGGCTGCAACGCTACCTGGCGCATCCTCTACCGCCAGCAGGGTGAGCTGCAGATAAGGGTTGGCCGTAATGGCCGCACGGGCCATGCGATGGGCGTAGGAACCACGGCCAAACAGCTGGGCTGCCTGCTCGTCACTGAACACATCCGCCGGCACCAGGGCCGGTTGGCTGCCGCTGGCCAGTTTTTGTGCCAGACACAGCAGGCGCTGCGGGTTGCCCGGCAGCGTCCGTACCGCCAGCCTGGTGTTGAACTCGAAGTACTTGCCCGGCTTGCGAATGCTGGCCGGGATGCCATCAAAGGCGATATTGGCGCTGGCCATCAGGCGGCTCCTTTGTTGTGGGCGGGGCTTTTGGCCTGCGCTGCCGTGACGTCCAGCAGGTCGCCATCGGCAATCATGCGCAGGTAATAGGCGCTGGGCTGCACGTCCTGTGCGGCCTGGTCGGTGATGTACTCACGCGGCTGCGCCTCCTTGGGCACCTGCAGCCCCTTGGCGGCAATGACTTTCATGCTTCACTCCTGTCGATCAGGTCCTGGGCGTCGGGCTGGCCGTCGTCCGGGGCGAGGTAGTAGGTAAGGCCGGTTTTCAGCCAGGCCGGTGCCGGGCTTTGCAGCTGGCCGCCAAACTGGCCAAAGATGGCGTCCGGGCTATCGGGTGTGGTGACCTCCGGCCAGTGGCCGTTAGGCAGGATGTCTTCCACCCAGCTGGTGGCAAACTCGCAGGCAAACACGCTGAAGGCGTCCGCGTTCAGGCGGGTGTTGTACAAGGTGCGGACCTTGCCCGCCTGCAGCGGCGATATCGCCAGCGCCATGTCCTGGCCGGATAGCAGGCGGCGCACGGCCTCCACCAGCTGGTTGCTGCCCACCTGGCCCGGCAGGCTGCCCCCCTGGCGGCCAGCCTGTTGCACCAGGTTGCGCTCGCCCACCATCACCACAAACTGCGCGCTCACCTTTTGCTTGCTGCGGCTGGTGCTGGCAGGCCGGGTGTCATTGATGCCGCCAAAGGTGACCCAGACCGCCGGGAAGGCGCGGATGACGCTGGCCAGCTCGTCGTCCAGCTCGCCGCTGTAGCTGTCTACCTGGCGCACCATGCGCCCCAGGCCAGCCTGCAGGCGAGTGATGATGGCGCGCTCCACGGCGGTAATCATCAGTACGCTCCCGAGGCGCGGCTGAACACGCTGCCGGCCGACGACAGCTGCACGCTGTTGTCCGAGGTGGCGGCCACCTCGCCGGACGGCATGCCGCCCAGGCTGACCTTGCCGCTGGCCACGTGCTCCAGGAAGCGCACCGCGTCGCGGTAGCGGTCGCGGATGTCGTCGCTGACCAGGGTGCTGCTGCCGCACAGGCGGTAGCGGGCAATGTCGCAGGTGTAGCCGGTGA